CTATCGATTATTCCGCCCCTTTCTTTCCGCAAGCCTTGAAAGCTCTTTTTTGACCGCTTCGATTTGTGGGTCAAACAGCGCTCGCTCGGCAAAGATCATATAATTGTTGATGGCAAGGATCGACAGATGAACGAACGGCGCAACCTCTTTGTCGGTGCAGCCGAGGATCTCCGCAATCCTGCCCGTGTAATAAGGGTATCTTGCCGCAAGCCGCACAAGGGAAGGCTTTACCTTTTCTCCGTATTCGTGCGACACACATACGCTGACCAGAAAGCGCATGGTAGGCGACATTTTATCCGCCAGCTCACCGAGATGATCCATCATGCTTTTGATGTCACTAATATCTTCAAACACGATGTCAAACGCAGCTTTTTCAATTCGACTGATCGCTTCCTCGGCGCAGGCAAGAACGATTTCCTCTTTGGTGGAGAAGTAATAGTAGATGCCGCCGTTTTGCAGCTTTGCCGCCTTACAGAGATCTTTTGTGGTGGCAACGGTCAGCCCCTTTTCGATAAAGCAGTCAAGGCAGACGCCTACAAGCTCCTGTCTCTTTTCAGCTTTCTTTTCTTCCCTCAAAACACAATCCCCCCATTTCTGTGCATTATCCAGTGTTTCTTATAATAGTATATCAGACCGCACAAAATAAATCAAGTGCTTGCTTGAATAAGAATTATAAATTTCGTTATCTCTCTTATTATTTCCGCTATTTGTTTGTATTTATGATACATAGTTTAGAGTCATGCCTTTTTTCTGCATAATCAATCGTATTTTTCGAGCCACTTGGCTGTCCGTTGATTTAACCGCCTACGGTATTTTGTTAACTGTTGAGACAAAATCATAAAGCAATGCACCCTCCTAAAATAAAAATGCACCCCCCTGAAACGAAATTGCACCCCCTCCGACTGCAGGTTGCACCCCCATAAAATAGTTTCTATTAAAATTAAAGTCATTTGCCAAAAGCACTCGAGCAATCGGGTGCTTATTTTTTTTGGTAAAATGCGAAAAAACGGCTTATTTGCTATGTTTTTCAATCACCCAGCCGATGCTTTTGAGTGCCGTCTGTGCTGTTTCAAGCTGTGTTTTGTAATTATCTCTTGCGGTTGTAATTTTCTCAACCTCTGCAACGGTCTTGTAGTTTGCAAGCACCGCCTTGTCAAAATCCGCTTTTTTCTCTTCGGGTACGGTAATGCCGATTTCAGAGAGAAGTGTGTGTATATTCTTCATAATAAAATCCTTTCTGCATAGCTTGTATTCCGCTTTGCCTGCGGTAGAAATTCAGCCGTATAAACCTACGGCAGGGTAAAATAAAAGCACCTGTGCAGTCACAACACAAGTGCTTAATCAGCAATATTTTTATTTTTGGTATCCTGTACAGCAACCACAAAGCCTCTGCCCATAAGGCTTTCCGCTCGTTCCTTGGTACATTCAAAGACCTCGTTTACTGGTCTGTTTATAGAGCCGTTCATCTTATCGTTGAACGATACTACTACCTTTACTTTCATTTTATCACCTCATTTCGGATTTAGGGTATTAAAAAAGCACTCAGCTTGTGCTAAGTGCTAATAATAAACTTATAAACCTGGTGTAATTTCTTTTATTCCCTTTGCGGCTTTATACATTCTTTGCATTATTGTATTTTCCGAAAGATATTCAAGTCCTTTGAGTGTAATGCGAATACCCTGATTATCAACTATCGTTCATTACAAATCCTCGTTGTTTTTACGAATTGGCAAGTTGAAAAGTCCGAAAACAAGCCGTTTTTACGAATTGCAAGCCTTTAAAAGCAGGTTAAAATAACATAACCGCCCACAAGGAGCGGTTAGTCTTCTTCCAAATAGTCAAACTCATTTGACATTGAACGCTTTTTCTCTTCTTCTGAAAGTTCATCATTGCCAATAGAGCTTAGTATCTTTTTTATTACCGAATCATCTTCATGGAATATTCTTTTCACTCCAAATCACTCCTGACTTTGTTTTATTAAGAAGTTTACTTATAAACTTGTCATATTCTGCATCGGTATTATTTTTAACCATTTTCTTTTTTAGCCTGTTATATTCAAGTTTAAAAACTTCGTCGTTAAAATTATCACCTTTTGTAATAAATTCTACATCACCATTATTTTTTACGATTGTTAATGTTTTTAATGACTTTAAATTTTTAAACAAAGAAATATCAACATCAGAAAAGCTACTGTTTCTCGGATGATTATGTAAAACAGTTAAATCTCTGCCCATACCGCCTAAAGTTGTGCCAAAATCCAACTTATCATCAGAGCCTAAAAATATTTGCTTATCAGTTAAGTCTTCACGAAAAGCAAACGCAACTTCTTTATTGTCATTTTGTTCTTTTGAAAATTTCAAAAACTCCTTATGTTGTTTTTGAATTTCAACCCTTTGTTCTTCAGAATATCCGTCAATATCAACTTTCGGCACTCGCTCGATAGCTTTGTCTGTTATTGGCGTAATAGGCTTTTTATTTTCCTCTTTTATTATACCATTTCCGCCCGATTTTTCAACACCGAATTTACCTTTAAAGGTATGATTTTCTGTGTTTTTAACCGGCAAAGAAGTAGTTTTTATTCCGCTTATCGGCGAATTGGCTTTTTTAGGCTTTGTAATACGATACTCGCCGTCTTTGTGTCTGCCTTTTGGAAAAAGCCGACTTACCCTCAGCCTTACACCGCTATCATACGGCTTTGGCGGTCTGTGCTGTTTTAGATGAGCCACAAGTAAAGCCTTAGCCGATTTTATTCTCGGTGAATCGTAAAATACCGGCTTGCCCTTAACAATCCTCACTCTGCGTTTCTGAGCCGTTACAGTCGGCACTTTTTCCATTTCCATAAAAAATTATGTTACTGATTTATCCATAGTAAAACCTCTGATTTTTGCTTTTATCCTTTGAAATGTAAATCTTATGCGTTCTTGTCATTTCGGCTATGCGGCTGCCTAATGCCTCGTCAATCGCCGCAATTTCGTTTATGGAAAGCTCGGAGCTAATCACTGTCGGCAGCTGCTCGTTGTAGCGGTGGTTTATGATTTTAAAGGTTGTATTCACATCGGCGTTGCTTATTCCCTCGCCGCTGCGTGTCTTGAAAAAATCGTCAATATACAGCACATCGGCATTTTTTACATTGCTCATAAGTTTTTCGTACTGCTCGGCGTTTGTTACTGCTTGCTTAATTGCCGTTATGTCATCGCCCCAAAGCATATACCTTGCCGTCCTGCCCTGCTTTAACAGCGAACCGACTATTGCTGTGCAGATATGCGTTTTTCCGCAGCCCGACTGACCGCCGATATAGAACCAATCTACGGGATTGGTTGCGAAATCCTCGGCGCATTTCTTTATGTAAGCCTGCCATTCGCTCTTCACAATATATGTTCCGAAATTGTACCTTTCAATCAGCCTTGCAAGTCCGCTTTTCTTAATTCTCTTAAGCTCTGCTCTCACCTTTAAGCACTCGCAGGGTCGGCTAACCACCTCAAAGGTTTCTGTACCGCAAAAATCCCTTTTTACTGTGCTGTATATCGTACCCTTGTTTTTGCATTTATCGCAGTCATAGCCTGTCAGCCTGCCTGTTTGCGCATTAAAAATATCCGCCTCTCGCTGTGCCTTTTCCTCTGCCGTAAGCTCAGAGTACAACCTCGCCTGTGTTAAACGTTCCTGTGCTCCGTCTTTTGGCAGGTACTTTTGAATTATTCTTTCGTATGCCGTCAACCTCATCACTCCTCTTTAATAACCAACGGTCTATATAGCTTTTTATATCATCAAGCGATTTTCTGTTATCGGGGTGCAGTTCAAAATACTTAGACATCTTTACGAGTTCGTTTTCAACATCAATCAATGTGTAAATATTTTTTAAATTATTCAACTGAGAAAATGTCACTTGATAATCACTTTCATCTTTCAACAATAAAGAAATAAAAACATCGGTTTTCTTTTCTTTTTCTTTTATTTTATTTACTTTTATTTGTGTCATATTTGTTGCAGAAACTTCGGTTTCTGTTGCAATAACCTTAGTTTCTGTTGCAGAAACTCCGTTTTTGGGTGCATTTATTAAAGCCGCCTCGCAATTTTCTTTTCCGAGCAGCCAAAATTCAGATTTATCCACCTTGTTCCTAACAGTCACTGAATCGTAGCGTCGCTGAATTCCGACAGAGGTCATAACATTTTGCCGCAGGAGGTCTTTGTCAAATAAGCCTATATCCGCACAATAATCTATAACTTGTCCCACAAGGTTTTTGTTTTTAATCCATTTAGCACCAATGTCCCTGCACAAAGTCAAACACACCTGTTGTAAAGGCACATCAAGAAAATACCCGTTTTCGTAAACATACTGCAAACAGAAGTCGTATATCGTGTATCCCAACGGCCCATATTGATTTAACAGATCCATTATTTTAAAATCGTTTCTCCTGTTTGTGTCTGACGGGTAATAGTCCAAGCCTTTTTTAGCCGGTCTTGCCATAGACATCAATCCTATTCAATTTAGTTTTTTAGTTTAATTTTATTTGTTTTAATTTTTATTTGCTTAATTATTCGCTCGTTTAATTCGTTCATTCGTTTTTATTTATGATTTGGATTTATAATTAAAAATCCCCCTATATCTATTATAGAACATTTGTTTGTATATTTCAAGAGCAACTTTTTTGAGGGGGAAAATATTAAAACCGTATAATTTAAGGAAAGCGTAGTATAGATTCAGATTGCAATTCATAAAAATATATTGATTTTATATATTACTTGAGTTATAATAATATTCAATTAGTAAAAATACACTGTTTTTACTAATTGGTATTAAAACAAATGCGTATAATTATTAAATTACGATATATAATACTTATTGATGAGGTGATATATTTGGAATATAAATCTTTAAATAAGCTATTTTATTCTGATAGAGAAAATTATGAGAAGATATACAACGAAAGATATAAAAGCGACTATGCGGTTCACTTGGATTTTTCGATACACAACAATCCTGCTTTTTTTGTGATAATACCCGAATTTGTTGCAAAAATTCGTGACATTTATAAAACCGACAAGCAGATTAAAGCCCTGAGGGATTCGCTGCCCGAAAAAGCCATTGACCATTTTGCACTCAGATGTTTGGTTGATGAGATTTTAAAAACCAACGATATTGAGGGTGTTTACAGTTCAAGGCGAGAAATCAACAGTGTGCTGTCAGAATTAGAAACAAAGAGCCAAGGAAAGCGATTTATAGGACTTGTGCAAAAATATCTTATCCTGCAAAAAAACGAAACTATGTCTTTCGACACTTGCGAGGATATACGCAGTTTGTATAACGATTTGGTATATTCTGAAATTGAGGAAGATAACCCGACCAATTTACCCGACGGCAAGATTTTCAGAAAGGACTCGACAAGTGTGCTTAGCGCCACACAAAAGGAGCTGCACAGAGCAGTTAATCCCGAAGAAAAAATTATAGATTGTATGAATAAGGCATTGGCAATACTCAACGACAATAATATTGAATGTATTTTCAGAGTATCTATTTTTCATTATCTGTTCGGTTATATTCACCCTTTCTATGACGGCAACGGAAGAACCTCTCGTTTTATCAGCAGTTACCTGCTGTCTAAAGAATTTGAATCAATTATCGGTTACAGAATGTCTTATTCCATTAAAGAAAACATAAACGATTACTACAAGGCATTTAAGGTGTGCAATGACCCGAAAAACAGGGGCGACCTAACTCCTTTTATAATTATGTTTACCGATATTATAGATGATTCACTGCATAAATTGGTGTATGCTCTTGAGAAAAGATTGGAGCAGCTTATCCATTACCAAAAGTGCATTATTCGTTTGCCTGAAGGCGCTAACGAAAAATACAGCCGTCTGTACTTTTTGCTTATTCAGGCAAGTTTATTTGCCGAAAACGGAATAAGCACGCAGGAATTAATGGATGTGTTAAATTTAAGCAGAAGTACGGTTGCAAACAGAATAAAGGATTTGTCTTTTTACGATTTAATAATCAAAAAAACTTCTGGCAATATTCGTTGTTACAGCATTGACTTGGATAAGATAGATAAAATAATGCAGGCAAATGAATGA